CTAACATCATGGCTTGATCCCTCAAAGCACCTAGTGTACTACCTTCATACATAGAAGGGTCTGCTTGTCTAGCCCCAATCTGTAGCGGATCCATAGGTTGAGGTGGTAGCATTACGCCTCCACCCTCTTGCATACCCATCATGTTTTTCTTCATGGCCATTCCACCACCCATCATACCCATAAGTGAATCATCTACAATGCCACCCATCTGCATATAACCCATACGGTTTCTTACCTTTTCTGGTAACTTACCTAAACCGGGATTGTCTTCTGGTACTGGTTTTAACTGTCCACCTTTTTCCATCATCATCATCTTATCTTTGACCATACCACCATGACCATAGCTCATCATTTTATTTTTTACCATGCCACCGTGACCATACTGATCCATAACCATACCGCCACCACGATATGCATCTACCATACCACCATGACCCATGGGCTTAGGCCCAGCTTTTACCATGCCGCCACCGTACATGCCTTTCATATTTTCTGTTGTTGCCATTTCAATGAGCTTGTCAATATTGGAGTGCCCACCCTTTTCTGGCATATTGTTTATCATGTTCAACATAGGAACTCCTATCATATCTACGGCTTCTTTGCGGATGACAAATTCACCGGGTGTTAAAATTGTTTTTACTGTATCTGTAGTACCGGGCATTATTCTTTAATCTCAAAATGTGGAAAGTCGTCAAAGCGATTATCCTTGACTTCCCATCTACCTTTCTCTGAATACATGTCCCAGTTTCCACCCCATCTTATCTTATAGCCCATGCTCCTGCCAATGCCAATAACGAACCCAGCAAAGAGGGTTTGTCGTTCCCTGTCCTTCCAATCCACAGGATAAGGGGTAACGTCAACGGCTTTAGAAGGGCTAGAATTGTGCCTACCGTTAGGATACTTAAGCTTAGTACGTTTTTCATCATATAGTTTATTTTGCCTCTCTTTGTTTCTGTAACCTTCTAATATAGAACAGTCTACATGCTTAATTACTTCATTAAACAGCTTCTGCAACCTTTTGTCACAAGTTGCTAATCTTTTTTTTGATATCTTTGAGTACCTTGGCATGTGTGTATTTAGCTATCTTATGTTAACAATAAACAATGTAATAGTGCAACATTTAAAGTCTAGAACCTGTCATCCAGTTGTATGCTTTGTTTTGTATCTTGCGTATAGGATGATTATCAACGTTTTCAATAGATTCTAATTTAGCTCTACTACTCTTTGGTGCTTTGGCAAAGTAGTCTGCATAATACAAAGCATCCATCACATCGTCATTTCTAGGCTTAGGATGCTCAAAGAACTCATCTACCAATTCTGTCATCTCTCTTTGTATATACAGCTTCTTAGAATTGACAATAGGGCCAAGGGTAGTTTCCAACCTGTCTTGTTTTTTGATTCTAGCCGGAGGCTTAACTCCCTTAAATATACCCGGAAGAAGTCTTTTTTCTTTTGCGGAAAGCCGTGTAACCATATCCCGAACCATTTCTTGTGCCGCAACTGTCTCAATCGTGACTCTACGTACAGGGCTGTATTTGTTTGCAAGCCTAATAATCTCTTTTGGAACATCGAATGTTGGTATACGCTCACGAAAATACTCTAGTACATATCGATTATTGCTGGAATCAATACCCATGACCAGTATGACTTGATAGTCAGAAGTCTCTGAAGCTGTTGCCGCAAGGTCAACACCCATGTAGATATGGATTGGTATTGCATCTTCACCGTCTATAAGGTAATTAAATTTATTTTTACATTCAACTCTTCCGTTGTAGTACTGTATTCTGTCTATCTTAAACGATGCACTCGTAACATCTCTAGCATCATTCATGTACTCCTGAGCAAACTTATTGACCAAGCCAGCTTCAATAAACTCTCTTTTCTTTGCATCTAATTTCTTTTTACTAAACTGCGACTCCCATAACGGTTTACCATCTTCTATAGCTCTATAAAAATTTACGTCCCAAGGATATGTCCTTTTGTCCTCTTGTGCCTTTTTCCAACCATCATACGTCATTTGCAGGTAAGAGTCATAGTGTACAATAGTCCCAGAAAGCCATATCCAGCCCTCCTTGCCCGGTGTTTCTTCTAAGGCAGGGTACACTGTGGATACGATCCATTTCTTGATGTCTGCACGTCTTTCTGGCGTTTTTGTGTTTAGTTCTGATTCAAAGTCATCAAGAACAATACCAGTATATCGGACATCTACTTCTGCCCTACCTCTAAGCCTTTGTGATGTACCTTTGGATATTACCCTGTCACCTTTGGGTGTAACTAAATCTTTTTCTGTCCAGCGTTTACCTACGCTACCACCATCCATATTGCCAAAGTAGTATCGTATCATCTTGTTGTTTTCAAAGTGAGAACGGATATACTTTAGATGGTCTATGGCCTGTGACTGTTCTTCTGATACCCATGCAATAAAATGTTGCTGGTCATTAGCCGCAAAGCAAAGTTTATGCATGATAGCGGCTTTGGCTACTACAGACTTCCCATGACCTCTTGGTATAATATTGCATATCCTAGCTCCGGGTCTTGTATCTATCATCTTCTGACCCATTTCGTAATGAAAGGGTGCTGATTCTGATTTCTTTAGAAAGTCATTAGGAAGAAAGGCCCTACCAAAATAAATAAGGTTGCTATATGCTTTTGCTAGTACCTCATCTCGCTTATCCATCTCTGATGGAGGTGGGGTAATATTAAAACTCATTCAGATAATTGTTTCTTTGTTTCTGGTAATATACCCTGTTCAAATGCTTTGAGCTTGTCTCTACTAAATCCAGAGAACTCTTGTATCAATGCTACTGAGTCTACTTTCTTTTCTGTAGATAGTAAACCAGATATTTTCATCAGTGTCTCCAAGGCTCTAAGCTTATCATTGTCTTTTGCATCTGCTTTGTCTACAACATCTTTGGTACTCTCTAGTAAGTATCTTTTTGTAATACCTACCTCTGACATTAAGTTTTCTATTTCTTTATCCACTGCTTGCCTCACTGTTTTGTTTTTAAGTAGTAGTGTCGATCTTTTCTCTGCATACTCCAAACTGTTTGTAGTTGGAAAAGCTTTCTGATATGCTTCTATGGGTTCCATACCATGTGCAATATACTTTGCAAAGTTTTTTTTAGCCGATGTTAAATATCCTTGAGTTGCTACATCATATCCAGATCGTTTTGTAAACCTATACATTTCATCTTTAACGGAACCACTAAAAGGAAGTTTACTTTTTAAACTAAACATTCCTATGATCGTTCTTGTATATGGAGTTTTTTTCTTTCTCTTGTAAGCAAAATAACCTTTTTTAAGTACTTGCACTATTTTACCATCATCTGCAAGACACCAATCCCCTTCCTCTGCTTTCTTCCAGTCTTTAATCAAAGGTGTGTTAGGATGTGCAGTACGAAACTCTATTTCAGATTCGTAAGCAAAATGCTTAACGCCTTTGATAGTACGGCTTAGTGCCAACTAATTAGGCTCTTCGTCTGTAAATAAGCTAACGTCCAATATTTGTAGTTCCGGCATATTTTTCATGCGGTACAACAATTCGGATATTAAACCTATTTGCTTGGAGTTAGGGTCTATAACATCCATAAGCTTTAGTTCTGCTGATATCTCACGGCAACGCTCTAGGTTTTCAAACACGTTACCTATTTCAAAGTCACCAGCTAAGGCTTTTTGGTACAATGTTTTGTATTCTGACATGATTTAATTTAATAAAAACTTGACAACTATGTTTTATATAATATATATTTAATTATCCTAGTTTAGTTTGCGGTTGGTTATTTATAATAGTACTATAGTATATATAGTATAATAGTATATATAGTATATAGTATATATAATATATATATAATATATATATAGTAATATAGTATATATAGTAATATATAGTAATTATAGTAAGTAGTAAATAGTAATATAGTATATATAGTACCGCTTTTGTATTTGTAGTACCGCCTTTGGGGAAAACTTCCAAAAATTTCAAAAAAATATATTAGCATGTGTGTTTCTCTTTTTTTGCACACGACCGCCCCCCTAATCCGTTTCTAGGTTAGAATTATTGTGTTAGAAAAAGCAAATTGACTTAAGCCAGTTATATTATAGACCGCAAATTTTTTTTAAAAAACTTTAAATATTT